CTTCTAGTTTTCGTCTTAGTATTCGTATCGCTTTTTCGGGAGATAATCCCTTACAATTTATTTTCATAGTGTCTCAATATATTTGGAGAGAGTAGTAATTTGATCGTCTGTAAGCATTCCTGCTTGTGACCACATTGTTGAACTCATAGCTCCGATTTGTTCTCTGTTTCTGTATGCATAAAGTCTATTTTCTATATAGTCAGAAGTTTGTCCAGCTAGTACGGGAAACGGTCCCATGCCTTGTCCTTCTTGACCATGACATGCGGCACATCCAGCCCATAGTCCTTTGATAGAGCTAAACTCATCTTCAGCGGCTAATGCCTGTTTTCTTCTCTCTATTTCAGATGGTGTGCCATTGAGAGCAACATAATCAACATAACATTGATCTGTGCATTCTGTATTATTTGGCTGTCCTCTGTATTCGAGATTTGTATAAGCTACTGTGATAGTAGCAATTAAAGCTGTTGTTGTAAATATTATATAACTCTTCATTTTAGTCCTTTTGCTCTTGTTAGTCTTATTAGATCATTGGCAATATTACATTGATTGTCAACTGTTGCTTGAACAAACTTCTGAACCCATGCCATGTCAAAGACAAAGTCTTGGTCGTGAGTATTAATTCCTTGCTTGTTACATTCAAGTATCATTGCTTTCATGATGCTTTCTGTTATGTTTTCTGATTTCTTCATTCTAGGGAAATCAATTACGTTTTTCATCAGTCCTCCTGTGAAATGTCCATCCTCTTTTTCGAAGATAGTTAACTTGAGAGGTTATGCCACCTACTGGTCTCATGAGACGTGTGGATAACTCATCAATGGGTGTTTTGTTATATAGCTCTTTGAGTACTTGTCTTTCCTTGGCTGTCCAAGTGCCTTTTCTATATAATTTCATACACTTATTATATCAAAGTCGTAACCAATTGTCAAGAACTATTTTTAAGGATCATAAAATATTACTTGACATATGGTTACAAATTGTTTATAATATATGCTGGAGAAAAAATTATGACACAAATAGATTTAACGTACTTAATAGTACTATTAGCAAGTATAAACCTTAGCTACTTGGTTGGCAAAAAAATTGGTATTCAAAACACCATAGACTACTTAGAACAGGAGAACATCATTGAATTTGATGAGTAAGGGGTAAGGCGAAGGACATAAAAAATAATTCTTGACTTTCTATCTTACTTTTGGTATAATATATGTAAGTAGGCAGAATGGGTCTGCTTACGAATAAGCGTCCATACCGAAAGGGTGGGCATAGTATTAACGAAAGTGATATTAGGAGAATTAAAAATGACGATTGATATTAGTAAATTTTGGCTAGGAATGAACAACGATTGGCTGTTAGCAAACACCGATACTTCATACCCTAGATATAACATAGTCGAAAACGCCGAGAATGGCAACTATCGAATAGAGGTAGCAATTCCAGGCTGGAGCAAGAAAGAACTTGAGTTAGTTCAAGAAGAAAACGAACTGCTCATCAAGGGGAAAAAAGAAAGAAAACTTGGCAGTGAAGAGAGATTCATTCACCAAGGACTCAGTCTTAAATCTTTCGAGAGAAAGTTTATTTTAAATGCGGATTTAAAAGTAGACAGTGTCGAATTAACAGACGGCTTACTAACAATCGCTTTGTCTAGGACTCCGAACTCAACGAGGAAGGTGTTAAATATCGATTAATATCTTCTACTTGGAGATAAATATGAGGACAATAGTTCTTAAATTGAGACAAAGCATAGAAAAAGACACATTAGAACGGGTTATAGAAAATGTAATACTGATAACAGTATTTATAGCAACTTCTTACGCCTTAGTACCAATTGTTTAAGTATGCTATCAAGCTAAAGGAGAATTTATGGTTATAGTAAGTTCTGAAGCTTTGGATGTAATAAAGAAACGAATCGCCTCACACAAAGTGTGGGGTGTTCGTATCTTGACTAAACCCGCTGGTTGCAATGGCTGGAAATGGGAGTTAAATTACGAAGATAATCCTAGCTTTGAAGGGGATTCAATATATTATGACTGCGTGGCAGTCGATCCTCAGACCTTATCAATGGTCGAAAAAATAGAAATAGATATGGAGACGGAAGGCTTACAAGAACAGTTTGTATTCAATACCCCTCTATCAATAGCCCAATGCGGGTGCGGAGAAAGTTTTACAATATGAAAATATCAATAGAGGGCTTAGCCCTAATTAAAAAATTCGAAGGTCTTGAACTAGAAGCATATAAATGTGCTGCTGGTGTATGGACAATTGGATATGGTCACACAAAAAACGTAACAGAAGGAGACAAGATCACAAAAGCAGTTGCAGATGAAATGCTTGTCGAAGAACTCGTAGAGTATGAAAAAGCTGTGAATGATGCAGTTACAATTTCCATAGACCAGTGCATGTTTGATGCATTAGTATCATGGACATACAACCTTGGACCAAGTAATCTAAATGCAAGTACAATGTTGAAGGTTCTCAATAGTGGAGACTACGAAGGAGTACCAGCACAGATTAAGAGATGGAACAAAGCAGGAGGAAAGGTACTTGAAGGACTTATTAGAAGAAGAGAAGCAGAAGCACTCCTATTTTCAGCAAGAACTTGGGAAAATGTCTGAGAGACTAAAGAAACTCTGGAAACTAGTCCAAAGATTTTGGTTCTGGTTAAAAAGTTTCTTCAATACTTATTACAGTTTAAAAGTAAGTTATAATGCTACTTGGGGAGATTCAGACGACCAAGAGTTTATAGTCAAGAAGTTCATTAAAAAGCAACCAAAATTTATATCATTCATCACAGAAGATGGAGAGTTAGTAGAAATTAGCGGTGCAGATGGACTTAATTATAGGATTCAACAATTATGAACCAACTTTATATAGGTGTTATATTAGTATTAGGTTTCGGTAGTTACACACTTTACCAACAAAACCAAGTGCTACAAGCAAATAACGCCGCTCTAGAAGGAGCAGTCGCTACACAAGAAGCAGCGATAAAGAATATGCAGAACGATTTTGCTCTGCAAACAAAACAGCTTGGAGACTTACAGAAGAAGTCTCAAGCAACACAGTTAGAAATGAACCGATATTTGGACATTTTTAAAAGACACAATTTAACAAAACTAGCGGCAGCAAAGCCTGGACTGCTAGAACCAAAGATAAATAGAGGAACAAAAAATGTATTTGACTCAATCGAAGAAATTAGCCGTACCATTGATAGCCTTGATGATGGCGTCGAGTTGCAGTCTACTTCCGACTAAACAGATAGAAGTAACAGCAAAACCAATGGACAGACTGATTACTCAGCCTGTATTACCGCGTGAGATAGATCTTAAAGATCCTATGTGGTATGTAGTAAGTGATAAAAATATAGAAGAGTTTCACGAAAGATTAACAAAAGAGCATGGACAAGTAGTATTTGTAGCAATGTCTATACCAGACTACGAATTAATGTCTTACAACATGCAAGAATTAAAAAGATATATTACTGAACTCAAGGAAGTAGTAGTATATTATGAAAAAGTAACAGACCCTGAAGCATTGAACAATGTGGAATAGTATTAAAGAATTTTTCAGAGATTGGAGCTACTTTAGAGTAATGAATAAAGGAGCAAAGTTTTTTGATAAGAACCCAGTAGTACAAGGACGATTTGAACAAGTCGAAGACTGGCTGGAGCATATAGAGGATAGATTAGCAGCAGTAGAAGAAAATAGTCACCCATGTAAAGAACTACATGAGTTTGATGCTTATCCTGACATTATCAAAAGACTCACATCAGTAGAAGAACACATAGATAAGTGAAAGACTTAGTATGGATGCTAAAACCAATCAGTAGAAAAATGGTATTAATAAGAGAAAAAGGACTTCTCGTAGATGCGTATAGAGCAGGGGTAAAAAATGTTTACAGAATTAAAAGAACTATTAAAACATGATGTAGTAAATATTACATTTGTTTCACAAAATTCTCACAAGGAGTACACAATTCCTTGTACGTTGATGGAGTCTTTAACAAACGGCAAAGTCAATCAACAAATCAATGATACCATAGTGTGTTATCGAGTAGACGAGGATAGATGGGAAGACATTAGATTAAATTCTATAGTTTCCTATCAAGGAAGTCCCTAATTTTAGGGCAAGGCTCTTTATAGAGCGGAGAATATTATG